ATGGCGTTCGCCCGGTTTTCGCTATCTACCAATCCTGAATCTCCGCCCTTTATGGGCGGGATGAAGGAAAGGAGGTGAAAAATGAGCGTAGTTAAAAGTAAAAGAAAAACGTCTAGGTTTGAGGCACAGCATCAATTATTGATATTGCGCAACGAAGTTACGAACCTTGCCATCAATCAATTCGGTTTTTCTGCGGAAAAATACGAGTTACAAATAAAAAGATATGCCGAACAGCACAAAACAGCCGCAAATGTCGACGCAGTCGTAGAAAGATGGAGAAACAAGAAGGATAACTTTACTGCGTGGTTTATAGCTGAGGAAAGAGAAGTCGTCTTGGAAATATTACGGCGAATCACCGAAGAATTTACAGTCGCCAATTCGATTTTCCCGAACGGAGCAGATGAGGAAATCAGCAAGGCAGAAATAACAGAAAGACGTTTACACATGGACAGGGCGATAGCACAATGCTTTGTCTTGAAACAGGAAATACAATACGTTATGAAAGTGTTACCGGTAGATATGAATAAATTCAAGCGGTTTGCGGATATGATAGACACCGAAATAACATTGATTAAAGGTGTCAGGCGATCCGATAATCGCTTCTTGAAAAACCAGAAAGGAGAATCTGTTAAAAGTTAAGCTAGAATATAGGGCAACTTTTGCAAGTGCGAACTGGTGGCTTCGGTCGGTTGTTTCTTCCACGAACTTTGCCAATGTCAACAACAACGGCAACGCGAACAATAACAACGCGTCGAACTCTAATGGCGTTCGCCCGGATTTCTGTCACGCAGATAAGGCCATGAAAAGGGGACAAGTTTCCCCGCATTTGGCGAGCGTGATCCGAAAGGAAAGGCTGTCCTTGCTGATAAGCTAAATGATAGCGCAGAAATGCGGAGCCGCGCTGTGTCGGTTTGCCCTATGTGACAAGTTACGACGAGTCAATACCCGGGGCTTAACTGGAGACAGAACACAGCAACTATGATAGATATTACAGACATGAATTTATTATACGAAGCTTACTTGGCTTCAATGAAAGGCAGCTCATGGAAATTAGAACCTCAACAGTTTGAATATAATTTCCTGAGCGAGCTGACGGCATTAAGCAAAGAACTATCAACAAGAGAATATCACACATCGCCCGGAACGGAATTTACACTCTGCGAACGTGGCAAAACAAGATATATTCTCGGTGGCAGAATGAGAGACAGAGTCGTCAGGCATGTATTATGCGACAACGTTCTCACCCCGATGTTACAGAAATACCTTATTCACAACAATGGAGCTAGCCAGAAGGGGAAAGGCATCTCTTTCTCCAGGAAACAATTCGAAGAAGATTTGCATAACTACTGGCTGAAGCACCGTTCCAATGAAGGATACATTGTGATAGTAGATTTAAAGAAGTTCTATGACAATATCCAACACGATAAGGTGAAAGAGGCTGTTGATGCAAGAATAGACGTATTCTCCACATGGCTGTTCGATCAGATAATAGACGAGTTTGCTGTGGATGTATCTTATATGAGCGATGCTGAATATGAATCCTGCATGGATGTTATCTTTGATAGCATTGAATATAACGAGATTTATCCCAAAAAGCAACGATTTGGCGAAAAGTTTATGGGCAAATCCATGGCGATAGGTGATCAGGTATCACAGAACGTGGGCATATTCTTCCCGACATGGGTTGACAACTATTGCAAGATCGTTAGAGGGCTAAAGTGGTATGGGCGCTACATGGATGACATCTATTTCCTATGCCGAACCGCGGATGAAGCACATGACATTATTGATGGCATAACTGCCCGGGCTAAAGAAATCGGGTTGTTTGTGAATGAAAAGAAAACGCAAATAATAAAAATGTCGCATACTTTTACGTATCTTCAGACAAAATACTTCGTAACCAACACTGGGAAAGTTGTTAAACGAATCAACCAGAAGACAGTAACGAGGGAACGCCATAAGCTGAAAGCATATAAAAGGCTTATGGAAGCAGGTAAGATGTCGTACGAAGATGTTGAAAATGCCTACAAGTCCTGGATGGGGAATTTTGCCAAAATAATGTCAAAGAAACAGGTAAAAAACATGAAGAGGCTTTACAAGAATCTCTTCGGAAAGGAGCCAAGATGGAAGAAAATGACAAGGAAACAACCATCGCGAGGATGACGATTTCAGAAATAATAGAAACACTCAAAATGCTTCTTGAAGAGATTGAAGTCCGCGCGATTCAGATGGACTAAATAATGAAAATACTGGTCAGACCGTGTCCTCACAGGAGTCCGCGAGAGCTTTTAAATGGAACGCCACAATGGAAGCACCAAATACAAGTTCCACAAACGGCGGCTACAAATTCTCCAGAATGCGCACCGTGATCATGAAAGCGGCGAATACGATTGTTATCAATGCGTTCGGTTCGGCACATGTAAAGGCAATTCCCGTACTGTACTATGATCCTGCGGAGGCAACGAATTCAGGGCTTGCTTCTGGATGGGGGTGGTTCGACTCAGATGATCAGACCAACATCAAAGCAAAATCCATTTGTGACCTGCCGAATGAAACACAGATTTATGGTTAGCAGATATGGGGACGTGGTAGTGGACATATAAATATCGGATATGAAGTTGGTATAGATAGATTCCAGTTTGCTATCTTTGGCTTACAGAGAGACTTCCTCACCAACCGGTCTCACTGTTGGCTTCGGTCGGTTAATTCCGATACGCACGCGGCTTATGTCGCCGGTAACGGCGCCGCCAGTAGTTACGGTTCGGCTAACGCTTATGGCGTTCGGCCACGCTTCCTTCTGGTCGGCTAATAAACACCTAAACATCATGAAAGGGGAACTGAAATGAACTTAGGAATGATGCAAACCATTGTCGGCAATGCTGCGGCGTTTTGTTCCGTAGGATCGCGTGGGGGGTACATTGATTACTAATGCAAGTTCAGAAATAGGTATTCGTCCATCATTTGCTATTTATCAGGCATAATAATTTCCACATAGAGAGGAGGTGCATTAATGCCAGATTATAAAGATATTAATACAGTACCAAATATTACCGCAATAGATAACAGTGACTAGATATTTATGAGTGATGGTAAAGTCGCCATCCGCAAAATAGATTTTGCCGTTTTGTCTAAGGCAATCATTGAGCAATATAATGGTACTACTCTTGCCGGAAGCGCAAAAACATTGAAAGCTGCTTTCAATGCATTAAATGATGAGTTGTAGAACAAAGGCTTTATAGAAAGAAGGTTGCTTACTTCTTCTGATGATATGGACACTCTCTTACTCAGTGGCATATACAGAGTAACCAGAGGAACATCAAATTGGATGCCATCTCACTGGCCCATTTCAACAAGCGGTGGGACAATCCTTGTTTTTAGATGGAGTGCTTATGGAGCAAACAGCACACTTGGAACACTTCAATTTGTACTGACAGAAGCAAGCATATGGATTCGTTGGGGCGGAGCAACCGGAATCACATGGGCTGATTGGATTGAATATAAAGATTATCATACTATCCTAAAGCCTATAAGCAAAGAATTTGATTCCTCTGAACAACAAAACGTTAATGACTACGTAATAAAAGATACAGAATTGTATAAATGTATTGTTGACAGCGCCGCCGATGAGGATTGGAATGCCGGTAAATTCAGAAAAACTAGCGTTGCAAATGAACTTACACAGCTTGCTGCGGCGAGTTCTGTAGCTAATCATAATGTTGATTTAGGCTATTATCAATTCCCAATTACATGGGATTATGCTCGGACAAGTGAAGGAAATATAATTATAGAATCAAATACGACAGTAACTCGGAGAATATTGTCCGACTATTTGTCTACTGAAAATATTGATGCTCTCAAAGTAATAAATCCATTTTTTAATATTGGTCTTGCATTTTATGATGCAAATAAACAATGGATATCTAATGGTAGCGTTTCTCTATCACAAGTCAATCCTATTGTTGGCGAAAAGATTGTTTTTTTGCCGAGAAAGCCTGGGTACATTCGCATATGTATGGTATTTTTGCCAGACCAAGATCCAAATGCATTCGACATGGCTGAAGTGACCAAGAATCATCTTATGGGTATTAAGTTCTTAATGACAAGTCACTGTGATGCGGACACGAATACTCTGCGTACAAGGATACCTTTTGGTATTGGTAATTTCCTTGACAATAGTAATGAAACCTATGACTACGGGCAATATAGAATGAGAAGCAGTTTTATAAAAACAAAAGACTACTCTTCTATTTATGTGAATAATGATTCGTCTTATTCATATACAATAACCGTTAGATATATGAATAGTTCGTTGGATGTTGTTTCTTCAATAACTTATGTAGATCAACTGAAGATACCTATAGAACATACACATCCGTATTTTTGTCTTCAGGTCTATAATACGGCAAATCCAAACTCTACTCCCCTGTCTCCAGAGCATGCCATTACTCATATTGAATTGGCTAATGACCTTGGAGACGCCGGATCAACAAGCATTGTTGCATTAAATGATGAGAAAACAATGGAAGTCAAGTTACAGCAAATCAGTACAACATACTCGGCTTCTACTACATTAAAGACTCAGCCATTGACACTTCTTCACTTTAGTGACTTACATGCAAACACAACGGCACTTACAAGAATTATAGAGTTCGCAAATCGTTATGACAGTTATATAAATGACATCATTCATACCGGAGATACTCTTAATTCTTCAGCTACAAATTTTGCAATGGGTAATGTTACTGGTGGCGAAAAGATACTGAATGTTTTGGGCAATCATGACACATGGGATTCTTCTGTAACTCCTGATACAGCGGCGAGTTGGAGAGCGTTGAGTGAAGCAGATTCTTATACAAGATTTATTAATCCTTATAAAGCTGACTGGGAAACTAACGGAACTCTATCTATTCCTAGTAACAAATGTTATTACTACAAGGATTATACAAATGCCAAGGTGAGATTAATTGTATTAGATTGTATGCACGAAAACAGCGCACAGCTTACATGGCTTAATAATACTCTTACATCTGCAAAATCAGCTAATATGCATGTACTGATTGCGAATCACGTAAAGATGGGCAAATCCGAAGATATTATATATTTAAACAGTGGATTTGATAATCCGGTATTTCCAAGGAGTAGTACTCCGTCATATAATTTCCCAAACTATGCCGGTGCTGATTATGCAAATGCAGTAAAAACATTTGCACAAGGCGGTGGTATTGTTGTTGGTTGGCTCTGTGGACATATGCACTGTGATACTCTTGGCACTTGGAACGGCATATTAAATATTGGTATAACAACTGCCGGAGATGTCAATTATTCGCGAACATATGATAGCAGAGTAATAGGAACGAAGTCTTATGATGCATTCAATGTGGTTGGCGTAGATACAGATAAGAAGTACTTATATTTGGTGCGTGTTGGATTAGACTATAATTCTATCATGCGTAAAACAGATACGTTATGTTGGGACTATAATAATCATGTATTAGTTCATACTTCGTAAATAAAGTGTATTTATTGAAGAGGGGGTTATTCTCCTCTTCTATTTTTATGATAAAAAGGAGATATAAAAAATGAAGAAAACATTTACAACATTAGATGTGCTTAATATTATTGCTTTTAATAATAAACTTACTGAAGAAAAAAATAATGCAATAGGTGTCAAAGTTCGGTGGGCATTAAAGAAAGCAGTTGGTTGCATGATAAAAGATGCGACCGATTTTGAAGAATTCCGCGATGCTGAAGTGAAAAAGATCCAAGATGAATTCTTCGGCGATGAAAAGTCGAAAGAAATTATAAAGCCAAAACTTGATGCCGATGGTAAAGAAATGTTGGATGAAAATGGTAATTAGATTACGGAATCGGCTCGTCAAGTAAAAGACGAATATCTTGATGCTTATCAAGTTTCGATTTCTGCTCTTAATGCAAATCTTGAGGATATTGTCAAAGAAAAGCATGACTATGAGTACAAAGGCGCTGATATTGACGCACTTGTTGAGTCGTTACCGGATGACACTGCTCTAACCTTTGAGGATTTAAATCTGTTAGATATTATCCTCAGTGAGTGAGGTGAAGAAGTATGAAGAAAAAATGGTCTACCAGTAAGATTGTATTACTGGTTGTTTTTATTTTATGTATTGAAATTGTAATATTCAGCGAAGTAATGATGAATAAATTTGGCGATCTATCCGCTATGTATGCACTTATAGGTGTGCCAGTATCATTAGTGCCAATCTGTTTGGGGTATTTTAAAAAGTCGAGTATAGAAAATTCTGTTAATGGGATTACATATGATATGGCTATGTTGGATAGACAGCAAGAATTCATGATGAATAATGATAATGATGAGCCAGTTGGCTAAAAGGAGGAATTGTTATGGGTACGATTTTACATGGTATTAAAAATTTTCTGCAACTTATTAATGACAACTGGCCATTGATTATCGCTATTCTTGGTCTGGCATTTGGTCTGTTTAAGAAGATTTATGGCTTCTTCACCAAGTCTGAGGAAGAACGTATTGCAATCGCTAAAGAGCAGATTCGTTCGACGGTTCTGAAGATGATTACTGATGCCGAAGAAGAATATGCTGATTATGTAAAGGCCGGAGAAATTAAACGTTCTCAGGTTATCCAAAAGATTTATAATGATTTTCCAATTCTTGCCAGAGTGCAAGACCAGATGGAACTCGTTGCATGGATTGACGAGCAGATTGACAACGCTCTGAAAGTCCTGCGTAAAATAATCGAGGAAAACAAAATTATAGAATGAGTAGCTTTTGCTACTCCCTACGAAAGGGGTGAGAAAAATGGCTGATTACAAAATTATTGACATTAGCGCGTGGAATACAAATGTTCCATACGCACAACTCAAGTAGTATGGATTAAAGGGAGCAATAATTAGAATTACCGAAAAAGGTAATAAGGTTGATTCAAAATTTGAAACCCATTGGAATGGTTGCACTGACAATGGTCTTGTCTGCGGAGTGTATAAGTATAGTTATGCAAAGACAGAGGCGGAAATCAAGAAAGAAGCAACTGAAGTACTGAAAGCATTAAATAATCGCAAATGTCCTTTAGGTGTCTGGCTTGATGTGGAGGATTCAAGTCAGATATATTTACCGAAGGAACAACTCAAAAAGATGATTCATGCTTTTGCGGACATTATTACATCTGCCGGATATCATTTTGGAATTTATACCGGCAAGTGGGTGCATAGTCAAATTGGCGGAAAAGAAATGGGTTATGACTATTGGATCGCAGCTTATCCAAACAATGACACTGGAGTGATAGTCGAGAGAATTCGTCCAAATATTGGCGAAGTTGGTTGGCAATATAGTGCAAAATTCAAACTTAATGGCGGTAATACTGACATCAGTACATTTGACAAATAGTATATTGATAAGTTAGTTAATGGTGTTACCGGACATACATCTTCTGGTAGCACTGCTTCTCAGGAGGTGAGTAAGATGTCGAAGGTAAGTAAAGCTGAAAGTGCGATTTCGTTTATGGAGAAAATTGCAAATGATAATAGTCACGGTTATAGCCAAGATAATAGATGGGGTCCAGACTATGATTGCTCCAGTCTGACAATTTATGCTTGGGAGCAAGCCGGAGTTCCTGTAAAAACTAATGGTGCAACATACACTGGAAACATGTATAGTGTGTTCAAAAAATGTGGATTCAAAGACGTAACTAATACAGTAAATCTCACAACTGGTGCTGGACTTATGCGTGCAGACGTATTGTTAAATACTGTCCATCATGTGGCTATGTACTGTGGCAACGGAATGGAAGTCGAGGCCAGTATCAATGAGAAAGGCGGTGCTCATAATTCTATTCCCGGAGATTAGACCGGACGAGAAATCCTCATTCGTGCATACCGGAATTACCCGTGGAACTATGTATTGCGCTATCCGTAGAATGAAACAACTGCTACTGCTACTACTCCTACTACCAAGGTATACTCGACCGTTAAAAAAGGTTCTATGGGTGCATTAGTTATGGAACTGCAATCCAAGCTGAGAGTCCTTGGTTACAACATCGAAGCTGACGGCGATTTCGGCTCAAAGACAAATGTGGCGGTTGTTAACTTCCAAAAGAAGTATGACTTAGTACCTGATGGAATTGTTGGGCCACTGACATGGAATAAACTGAATGAACTTGTAGAATCTGCAAAAACGCCATCTTCCACACTCAATAAAACTCCCAAATATACCGGCAAAGTTACCGTCAATCAGCTTAATGTCCGTACTGGCCCAGGCACTTCTTATTCCCAGTTGGTGGCATATCCGATTCTGAATAAAGACAATCTTATTGATGTATGTGACGAGGCTACTGCTGCGAATGGTGGCAAGTGGTACTATGTCAGAATTGCCGGAAAATACTATGGTTATGTAAGCGCGTCTTACGTAGTGAGAGCGTGATGACCATGGGCGAGATATAGGCAGTTCTGGAGAGTCCGAATAAGGTAACGATTTTTCTTACCGTCATTGCTGCATTTGTGGCAATACAGTTTTTATTGAAACTTTTAGACTATTTTACATCCAGATTTGGGATTGAAACAAAAGCTAGTCTTGATAAGAAAAAGACTAAGACAGAAATAGATGCCATCAAAGCTGAGATGGATTAGGTTAGAGAGACACAGAAAAAGATGTTAGAATCTCAAGACAAGATAATCGCCGCTGTTGATAAATTGGATAAGCGTGAAATCAAGAATGAAATTGAACGTAAAAGATATTTGATTATCGACTTCGCAAATGCGATTCATTGTAGAAAATATGATCGTGAAGCATATAGTCATGTACTTAAAACGTATAACGAATATGAGCAAATATTAAAAGACAACAACATGGAAAATGGAGAAGCCGACATGGCTATAGCATTTATAAGAAAAAAGTATGCTGAGTATATGGAGACTGGTTTTCCAGAATATTGATATGTACAAGGGCGTCGGCTTCGGTCGGCGCTCTCTTTGAAATAAGGAGTAAAAGAATGAATGGGTGTATGTGGGAATTTGCAGATTAGGAGGTGAATTAAAAATGGTGATTGTGCGTGAAGATAAGAATCTGATTCAAGCGACTCGTGGAGATACAATAATAATTAATATCAATATTTTAGATGATTTTGGCAATATTTATGAGCCTGACTTGGAAAATGATGAACTAAGGTTTGCACTTAAAAAGGATTATAATGACGAAGAACCATTGTTGGTTAAGAACATCCCTCTTGATACGTGTCAATTACGCATTGAAAGTTAGGAGACAAAACATATGATTTAGCCAGGTGATTATGTGTTTGATATTTAGCTTACTTATGGTGACGGAATAGTATCCACAATCATTCCAAACAAAGATGCAAGATCGGCAAAGTTTAAACTAATTGAGGAGGTGTATTGAAATGCCAAAAGGTATTATGATGTCTAGTGAGCCGAAACTTACTGGTCATCTTGCAAATGCAACATTATAGGGCATGTCTGCCTATGAAGTTGCTGTGAAAAATGGTTATACTGGCACAGAAGCGGAATGGCTTGCATCTCTAAAAGGTGAAACCGGAGAAACGCCTGATATTCAAGTCGGCACGGTTCAAACAGGACAGCCGGGGACAAATGCAAATGCAAACATAACTGGAACAAAAGAAAATCCAGTTCTTAATATTACTATTCCTCGCGGCGATATTGGCGCAACTCCTAATATCACCGTAGGGACAGTTACAACTGGAGAAGAAGGTTCTCAGGCACAAGCTACAATCACTGGAACCCCAGAAGATCCGGTGCTGAATTTAACAATTCCAAAGGGTGATACTGGGGATGCTGGATTTGATCCGGTTGTTGAAGTGACGAAGGATGGTAATACAGCAACTGTAAGTGTTACAGATGCTACTCATACAACTGAAGTAAATATTGTTGATGGATATACTCCACAGAAAAATGTGGATTATTTTGATGGACATTCGCCCAAAATAACTGGAGCAAAATCACAAGGTACGACTTTTATTTATTCTGATGGCGAACAAATCGGCACTATTGCTGATGGTTAGGATGGATATACACCTCGCAAAGGTGTTGATTATTTTGATGGTCATACTCCGGCTATTAGTGGCGAAAAAATCGATGACACTACTTTTATTTATGCTGACGGTGTTCGCATAGCAACTGTTCTTGATGGGCTTGATGGCAATTCTCCGGTTATTACTACAGTAAAATATGGAAAGACAACGAGTATTCTTGCGGATAGTGTCGTTATTGGAACTGTTAGTGATGGAGCGGATGGACATTCTCCCACTATCACTACAACAAAGTCTGGCAAGACTACAACAATCTTATCTGATGGGCAAACAATTGGCACTGTTTCTGATGGTGCCGATGCTATTCCACCAACAATCACTACAAGTAAGTCAGGCAAAACAACAACAATTCTTTCTAACGGAACGTCTATAGGTACAGTCCTAGATGGAGATACTCCGGTAATTACTGCAACAAAATCCGGCACTGTTACTACTATAAAATCTGATGGTACAGATATAGCCACAATTAACGATGGTGTTCCTGGACCAAAAGGCGACCCGGTTGCTTTAAACTTTCATATTTGCTCTCCATCTGAATATAATTCAACAACACTTGTTCCAACTATTGCAAATCCAGTTGAAGATGTTCTTTATGTAACACCAAACACAAATTCAATGTATAACCTGTATCATAGTGTTAATGGTCAATGGATTTTATTCCAATCCGCATCATTATCAAATAAAGCCATTTTAGGATAAGGAGGCGAAATAATGAGTTATACAAAACAAAATTTTAAAAGTGGAGATATTTTGTACGCTTCATAGCTTAACGCTATGGACAATGAAATATCTACACTTGAAGCAGAAGTTAATTCAACCAAAAATATGGTTGGACATCCATACACTGCTACTACGGCAAGTGCAATGTCCGACCAGACTAAAATCTATGTATATACCGGAAGCGAAACCGGATACACAGCCGGACACTGGTACTACTACAACGGCACAGCATGGACAGACGGCGGTGTGTACAACAGCGTGGCGGTCAACACAGACACATCCCTGACGGTTTCCGGACAGGCTGCAGACAGCAAGGCAGTCGGTGATGCAATCGATGATTTGGACAGCGACCTGACTGACGTAAAGAGCGCTTTGAGTACAAAACCATACGAATCCCAACCGTGGATTTGGGAACTTGGCAATATCGGATATTCTACAGGAAATGAATCATCGTCAACAACGCGGATGCGTACAGATGGATATCTGGACAATTTAGTGACGAAAATTTCAAGTGAAGTTGGATATCTTGCTCTTTATGCATGGAACGGGTCAACATATGTCGGCGTGTGGACAGGAACAGCTTTCGCAACAGATAGTAATTATACACATAGAGAAATTGATGTTGCATATATAAAGACACAATTTCCGAATTATAAATATAGGGTTGTCTACTTTGAAAGTGTTTCTCACGATATTGATATTCAAACAGATGCAAAAAACATACTCCTTTGTAATTCAATTGTCTATGAATTTGAGAACATCGAAAAATCAATTGACGATATAAGAAATGATATTGAAGAAACAAATGACAAAATTGGAGATGTTTCAGAAAAAACAGATTCCGTTTTCAACGGATTATATGATATCAATTTAGGCGAATATATCAGCAATCAGTATGTTAAGATAAATGGTTACTTTGCAAACTATACCGGATGGCACAGGACGGGGTATGTTAAAATAGGAGATCTTAGTAAGCATATATTATTTTCAAATACCGCCAATCAATCCAATGAATACAACTGTTTTTATGATGGGGCGTACAATAAAGTAGGGAGCAATTTTGACACAAACGGCACAATTATTGAAATCCCGGTTGGTGCAAAATATTTTGCGGTATCATTGGCATCAGAATATACTGTTACTGCAAAAATGATTTTTGTTCCGTTATCTGGAAAAGCAAACAAAAACGATTTAGGTTGTGCAGATGCGTACAAGCATCAAATACCGGGGTATTGGTTGGATGATACAACAAACAAAATATTATATTTGTCTGATAAAATTGCTTCCGTAAATGCTGTGAAACGTGATGCGACATTAGTATTTTTTACCGATGCCCATTGTGAGAAAAACGCAAAAAAATCACAGTACATTATTCCGTATGTTTCTTCAGTTATAGGTGCGGATGTAATCGTAAATGGTGGTGATAATATTCACCAAGAAGCATCAACAGCTAATGCAGAATATGAGTACCGCAAGTTTACGGATTTTATTCGTGATGCGTTCAAATATAATTACAGATTTGTTTACGGAAATCATGATTTGAATACGGCGAACGCATCATCAATGTATCCAGATATACCTGTTGACGATCTAAAACTGACATACAATTTCAATTATGAGCAATCTATAAAGCCGTGGGAATCAGAATTGAATTTTGAACAATTGTCAACCAATGTGGAAGAATATGCTGCATGGAACAAAATGCACTATTATTGGGATGATAATGCTCTAAAAATAAGGTATATCATTGTAAACACAGGAAATACAATACAGCCAATATCCCAATACATTAACAATGCAAGTGGAACAGCAGAACTATATATTCAATTACCGTTTGTGTACAATGCAATTATGAATTTGCCAGATGGATGGTCTGTTTATGTATTTGGTCATCAGTTTTTTGAAGATACGCAAGACAGAGAAGCTCCGTCAACACAACTTATGCCATCTGCAAGATCACTTGCAAGGTTGCTAAATGCAATACAATCAAAAACTGTGTGTACGCTGGGAGGAAATGCATCAACATATCTGGGATATAACACAATGGATTGTACAGGTGCTCCAGATGTAAATATCGTATGTATGATGTGTGGTCACGATCATACTGATATGTCAGTTGTGTTTAGCGGGCACGATGCATCATCAACGACTACCGAGGGAACAGATGCTTCAGCAACGGATAGCGTATTGGTTATTAGGACACTTACAGATGCATATCAATTAACATGGGGCGCAACAATGGAAACAGGAACTACAACGGAACAAGCATTTGATGTTGTCTGCATTGATATACTTAATAAAATGTTGAGAACAATCAGAATCGGAGCAGGTTCAAACAGGACATTTAAGTATTAAAGGGGTCTTTAAGTGACTCATATTAAATTAACAGTATGTAATTAATATTTGACATTTCTTAATATTTTTGTTATAATATATTAAACAATACAAAAAGAGCTATGCTCCCGACGACCAATCAGAAAAGCATAGCTCTAGCCTACTTGAGGCATGTTTTAATTATAGCATGCCTTCAAAGTTTTGTCAAAGGAGGTATTGCTATATGAATACAAAAGATTTTAGATCAATATTTTTACAAGATGTCGAACAAAGTCTCATTGGAATTGTGGATACAGATGTTTTAAATTGCGTCGTGAACAACATCACTATGATTTTAAACAATTATGAAATCGTAGAAAGGTGTACTGAATTGGTTCCGGCAGATAATGGAAATGAAAAAATACTAAAGCAATACCTCGCTTGTTTGGCAGTTGAAGGAAAGTCTGAAAAGACAATTTTTCAATATGGAAGAGCGTTGAAGAAAATGTCGAATGAAATCAACAAGTCTTATATCGAGTATGGAGTATATGATATTGGGTATTATTTTGCGTGTGAAAAGCAACGTGGAATTTCAAGCGTATCTTTGGAGAATACACGGTCATATATATCCGCATTCTTCAAGTGGCTCTCAAGAGAAGGAATTATTACAAGAAATATTATGGAGTCAATCCATCCAATCAAAGTGCCGAAGGAAGTAAAAGAACCATTCTCTGATATCGAAATAGACATGTTAAGAAGTGCATGTAAGATTGAAAGAACGTGCTCTCATTGAAACATTGTTGTCTACTGGAGTTCGTGTAGACGAATTGTCTAAAATGAATATAAGCGACATTGATTTTTCAACCATGACTGTTCACGTACTTCACGGAAAAGGTTCTAAGGAAAGAACAACCTATATAAACAATATAGGCAGAAAACATCTAATGGCATATCTTGAAAGCCGGGAAGATGATACTCTTCCACTGTTTGTAAATTATCGCAAAACTAGGCTGAATAATGGTGGAATAAGAAATATATTAAACAAAATTGGCGCCAGGGCTGGCGTTGAGAATGTGCATCCGCATAGGTTTAGAAGAACCTTCGCAACCGGACTGGCTGCAAGAGGAATGGATATTCAAGAAATCCAGAGGCTTCTTGGTCACAGCAACGTAAATACTACAATGCGATATATTAAAATTAATGATTCACAAGTTCAAGCATCGTATAGAAGATATATTGCATAATACAACTGAATATAGACAAAAAAATAAGGGGTTACCGTTATGGTGACCCCATTTTTTACGATATATCCTCAGATATGTAACCGCTTGATTATCCAACATATCTCAAGACACATCCAGAAAGAAAATTACCAGCCATGGAAACTCCTTTCTTGGTATACTATTGTTAGGTATGTTTGGGTATGTTTCTCACTTTCGAGAAAACCCAGTATTTATGCGGTGTTCAGCGATTTGCTTACCTGTCCGATTCCCGTCAGCAGCTCTTTTTTAGTTGGAGAAAACCCAGTAAAATCAAGCGGTTAACCGATTAACTGATTTTCTCCAAAATGCCCAGGTATGTTTCAGGTATGTTTTTTCAAACATACTTGTTTTTCATATTGCCTTGAAGTCTGGAATATCGCTGATAATCGCAATCTTCTTGTCATGGCTTCTGCGGTTACGGTGATAGTGATTCTCGGTAAGCGAAATATTCGTATGACCCATCTGCTCAATGATGAAACGTTGGTCAATATTGTTGTCCAACAGAATTGAACCATAAGTCTTGCGGATTTTATGCGGAGACTTGGGCAAGATGCCGAGTTTCTTGCACACACGCTCCAGACGGCGGCGAATAACATTTGTTGTCATTCTTACGCCATTCTCCGAGAACACATACTCATCTTTACCGGAACACAGCTTTTTGATAAGCCATTCATACTCACGAGGAATCGCAATGGTTCTTACTCCGGCTTGCGTCTTTGGAAATTCTTTGATGATATATTCGTTCTTGCCCTTGGATACCGGCACTCTGGACTCCATTCTGCGGATAGAAAGTATATTGCCAAAGAAATCATCTTTCTTAATGGCAACAAGTTCACCGACACGTACACCAGTAACAAACATCAAAAGAATACCTAAGTTCTTTAAATCCGGATTGTTTTCAAGGTGCTGCATCATTCTCTGAGTTTCAAACTCATCGAACACTTCTTCTCGGTCTTCATGAATGGTCTTTTTAAAAACTCTGTCACTTATATCAAGTTCGGCAAAAACGTCATCTGCCGTAAATGGAATAAATCTTTGTTTCCTAGCTGACTTGAGAATACCTTTGGTCACACGCTTCAATCCGGCGAATGACTTAGCGGTAAGACTATACTTTGGAATCTGCTCTTCAAGAAATCCTACAAAGTCATCCACGGTTAAGCTGCGGATCTGACGCTTACCAAAATCTTCGAAGAACCGCTTAAACACTTGCGCATCTCGTTCATGAGTACCTGGAGCAATCTTCTTCAACTCCAAGCGTTTGTCATTCCAAGCTTCAAAGATTTCTTTAACGGTTGGATTGTTGTCTTGTTCTTTCCAGTAGTCAACGATTGCATCTTCCAATTCCTCTTGTGTATAACGCTTGATTGTGCGTATTCCGCGAGGCTTGGTTGCATCTGGTACTGTTGTATACCACTTACCGTCCTTCCCTTGGTACACACTGTATGTGTGCATAGCCAAATATTCTTTGCGCTTTTTCATTGTTAACATTTCTTCCATGGCTGGTACATCTATCATACCATTTTCTGCCATGATTTTCAATAACTCATCAGGGGTAGCCAAATCGACTACCCCATTTTTTACGCTCATTACACAACCCTTTCGACTCGGTCGTGCGGCTCCCATTTGGCAAGTTCAAATTGGAGAGCCTCTACGGCTTTGGTGTCTTCAGTATGTGCAAATATAACAATGTCTTTACCAAATCCAAGACTTAGCAATCCCATGATCGACTTAGCATCAAGCAAGTATCTTCCAACAGTGGCATCAACATCAAATGGATATGCATTAACAATGCCACATACGGCTGATACATCTTTATCATTCAGTAGTTTGACTGTCGTTACTTTCGTCATCGTTCTCTTCCTCCGGCTTGTCTGTACTGCCAAAACCACCAGTACGTTTACCGCTTGCATCATCAAAGTCTGTAATGCCATACTCAAGGAAAATGCCTTGGCAAAAAGCATCGCCTTCTTTTAATGTAATAGCATCTTCGCCTTCGTTACGAAGCTTTATAAATATATGACCTTCATTGTCGGCATAATAATAGTCGCTGTCTATTACTGGAAAAATATTGGCAATTCGTATATAGTATTTGAATCCAAGACTGCTTCTTGGCGACAATACCAGTACCCAATTGTCATTTATTTTGCAACGAATGCCGGTTGGAATCAATACAGATTCGCCAAATTCCAAAATCTTATTAAATGGCATATAGAAATCGTATCCGGCGGAACCGCTCGTTGCTCGTTTTGGAAGTTTGATATTGTCATACATCCTCCAAACGTCCTGCGGATCCATGCCTTGAAATGATTTATAAAATTCGTCATAAGATATTTTTTCAAAATTAGCTACTCTCTTCATCATTATCCTCTTTCGTGTTAATAATAAAATCCAATATTGCACAAACACCAAATGCTATACGTTTGGCTATCTCCTCATCGTCGTCATACGTTGCACACATCAAGTCTCTTAAATATTCCTCTTGTTTATTATTAATCGTTACCAATCAACTCACTCGCTTTCTTACATATTTCAAAAAACTCATTCTCTGGAATACTGCGATTCCACATATCAACGAAATTGATACGAGTCAGATATTTAACAAAATCCACACATCCAAACAAATCCTCGGAGTCATGCGGCGAACAACTCTGAGTTCCGCAGTATGTGCATCTTGTATCAATAAAATATTTAAGCTGTTTTGTATATTTATCTGTCAGCTTAATATCATTGATATTTTCTCGTATTGCTGCTTTTGTCTTTTCATCAATCATCATGCTTCACCGCCTTATAGGCAGACAAGGCGGCATCCTTGTCTCGGAAAACCGCCTCATCCAAGTCGTCATAAGTAAATAGCAAAGCCTGAGACGTTTCTAAGTCTGTACCTACAAAGTAGTCCTCGGTTACGGTGCGGGTTCGTATTTCGATTACTCCTTTACTGGTAACAGCATATAAAAATTGTCCATTAATTATCCTGTCTGCCATTTGCTTCCAACTCTCCTAACAATCTTTCCTGGCCTTTAACAATATAATGCCGAAATATTTGTTCAACAGTATATTCAGTGTTTCTTTCTTGTATGTCTTCTGCGGCACACGCCAATGCGACAGCATAGAGTAATTCAGTATTATTCATGATATCCTCTTAGCATACTGATTGCTTGATGCAAGATTTACTCCAAGTATTTCATCAAAGTGTGGGTTTTGATCTGGAATATATCTGCCAAACTTTATCACTATGTTTTTAAAAAATTGAAGGTATTCAATAGTATCCGGTAATTCTTCTTCTGTATATCCGGTATATATAACTATGTCATCGTCACGATTATACTCTTCGCGAAACGTTTTGATAAATTCAACAACATCGTCCAGACTTTCAAACGGCTCAAGTCCCTGAAAGACAATTGCTTCTGTTATTGGATTATCAATATACCGCTCACACAATTTATTAACATCAGTGTGTATATCCGGTTCTTTTACTAGTGGAGAATTTTGACATAAATTTTCTCCGCATTTAAATGTGCAATGTGGAAATTCCAAGGTCATTGATGGGACTCTGTAGTTAACAAAGTCCTCATCAATAATACCCTTTAAAGTTATCTGACTCATTGCATGATACCATCCTTTAGTAAAACGTTCATCCAACGACGACGATCAAACTCACGTTTGCGAATTTCCTGATAACTAGTAACCGGAACATAAAAACCAACTACTCTTGCATATGTATCAGCGATCGGCTCTCCACACTGCGGACAATTCTTTAAACCGATAAAAGCATGTTTATTTTTGCATACACTTATCTTTGTTGTAAATGCAAAGTAGATAACACCCATAGCCGCTACATAATTAAGCATATCCCACGCTTCTTCTTCTGTGGCAAATCTGTTTTCAATATTGATATGGGCAATACATCCACCGCCACATTTCTCATCGAACAGAGAACCAAGTCTACATTTTTCTTGAATGGTGCATTTCTCCATTAGCGGAATCCACTGATTTGAATAAATAAAATATTTATTCTGCTCAAATAGAAGATTGTCTGCCTGACAAATAACCCCGGCACAATTTTCTGCTGGAATCATTTCAATGTTAAATGTAAAATCGCATTCAAATGAGTCCTTAACATTATTCATTGTTTCAAGAATCTGAGTTGTAAATTCAACTGCTTCATCGGAATAACTCTTGCATCCGAATTCATCGGTATTAATTAATCCAAAGAGGTCCATAACTTCATACATTCCAATTCCACCGATTGTGCAGAACTGTTTTTCAAGTTCAACTGCACCATCCTGGTAATTCGGAAGAAGACCTTTTTCAATGTTACGCTTAATAATATGTCTCATTGAATATAAAGCCTTGCAATCAAGAAGCGTTCTCTGCTTTAATAATTTAAGATATTTTTTCTTATCAAATTCACTTTCGTAAGCAATCCTAACAAGATTAATTGTACTTACTCTACATGAACCAACCGACAACGCAGTCCCTCCAATTGAATTAATAAAAGCATCAAGCTTGCTAGTATCACTAAGAAGCCTACAGCAATTGGAAAGAACTCCAACATTATCACTACAGAAGAAATTTGAATCATACCATTCAATGTTATGATCGCTACACCAACGAGCAAATTCATTGTCAACAAAAATATTCCAATTCTTTGTACGAATCATTTCTTCAATTTCTCCCGGCTTAAAGTCGTTGCGTTTAAGGAGAGAGTAAGTAAGAACCGGATAAGTAAACATATTTTGTTCACGGCGGATTTCAGAAACGACTTCCATAAAAACTTTTTCTGCTTCAATTAAATCGTCAACATGATCAATAGCAAGTGTCCCATCTGGAAATTCAACACCGCCGAAAATATTTTCAATGTAGTAACGGTCAAAAATTGATACGTTTGTAAAAGCACTCTGGTCAATTCTCATGAATGGCTGATTAACTCTGTATATAAATTTCTGAAAGTGCTGCCGAAGATAATACTCTGGTGATTTCATATAATATCCATCTTCAACATCTTTCTTCCAGAACCACCAAGCCCAAATAATAACATTCGGCAAACCAACTGCCACGTTATCCCATGTTTCCATAGGCGCTGACTATATTTTGCCATGAACTCAATCATGGTGCCCCTCTTTCCACCAACGTATCAATAGTTGGTGTACTCTTCTTAACGAAGATAGTCGATACAGGTTTCACATCTTAGGGTTATGTTTTCTTAGCGGATATTCATATCCTTCTCTTTTATATCGTTTAGAATTACCATTATTAACAAGATATATTTCGTTTAATTTAACATCAAACATTTTTGCTAATTGATTACATGATATATTGGTTTTAAGCAATAAATTCATTATTTCTGTAACTTGTTCATATGTCAATGCAGGAGTTCCACTGTTTTTATATTTTCTTATTGGATAATTCTCTGTATCTTTTTTATGTATTGCGCCCGCATTTATTTGTTTTATTGTGCTTCCTTTAACATTATATTGCCTTCCTATTTCTTCATATTGCCTATAAGAATACTTTAAGATGTCTATGATTTCGTCTATATCCTCTTCTGTCAACGTACCATTACGATTTGGCGATTCTCGTATAGGATATTTTTCTCCTATTTTTTCATAATTTATACCTTGGTTGATACGTAAAACAGTTTTTTTACTTTGATTGTATTTTTTGGCAATATCTGAAAGGCTTAATGTTGTATAGCGCAAATCATTTTTGAGATTTTCAACTTCTTCTAAGCTGTTAAATTTTGATAATGGATGATCAACTCCATAGAAAGTTGGAGGTTCATTTCCTCCTTCCATAATATTGTATCCATTAGGTTTTAAAGAATTTAATTCTTTTATCCAAAACTTTTCGCGTTCATTATAATCTGGTATTTGATATTCCAATATTTCGTACCAAAAATTATCCTTTCCATAACACTATATTGCTTTATCAATAAGAGAATTATCGTAAGATCCTTTGCAATGACTTATAAATCTTTCTTCTGTGTTTAATGCCTAACCAATATATATCTTGTTATTAATG